TCTTTCATTTTGTAGAATTCTTTTTGAGATTCTACAGAATCTCTTTTCTTGGGAAGTCTGCTGCTCTGTAGAGCTTCCATTAGTTCTTCTGGGCTTAGAACTCCGAGTTCGTAAAGGCGAGTATATACTTTATCTTTTAAAGTGTCATCTTTTAATGAAATTTCAGAGAGCCTTGGCATGGGACAAGACCTAAACCCCATAGACCTTGCTATTTTTTTAATCTCTGGGATTAAAAATGAGTTTAGAAAGGTTTCTCTAGCAGCCTCTAATCTAGCTAAAAATACTTCGACTTTATTCGACTGATTGGCGAACTTTTCACCTCCCACTAAAATGTTATTCAAGCCCATGTTGATGTCTTGATTAAATACTTCATACTTTTGCGGACTCATTAGCTCTGCAATTTTAGGTACTACGAATTCAGCTTTAGTAGTATAATCCGCTATCAACACTCTTCCTACAGATTGATTTTCAAACAACTTTTGCATAGACATTAAGTTCTTTTGATTGACTCCCCCTTTGTCTGGGTCCGTGCCCATAGTCACTAAAAGAATTGCCTGTTGCATAGTTCTAGCGATGGCCATATCCATTTTTTTAAGCTCATCCTTAAAGCTTAAGTCGGCCAAAACAGGAAATCCCATCGGAACAGCGAACGGCTCATAGTCTTGTTTCTTGTAAAAAACAGAGACTAATCTATCTGAGTCCAAAGGAAACGATACTTTTTTTGAATTTCCACTATCTATTTTTTTCAAAGTCTCTTTGTCGAGAGACTCTCTTATAGTATGATCCTCTTCAGTTAGTGGGTTTTTAATCCTTTGTATCTCATAAGGGCTTAAAACTTTAGAATATCTAGCCTTATAGAACGAAGCTGTACCTGTCATCCTTATATCCGCTGGGTTCAAAAATACATATCTTGTCGGAAGTCTACCTTCAGTCAATAAGGATAAATTAGCTCCATAAGCGTTAGCTACTTTTTTAAGGTCTCCGTCTGCCAGCTTGCCTTCAAACCTATATAAAAATATATTTCCAGACCTAAAATATTCTCTATAAAACCTATCCTGTAAGGAAAAGAGGTCCATTTTCTCGAAGAACTCTTCGAAAAACTTTTTGGATTTTTTATTTTCTCCTTCGAAATATAAAGTACCTATAGAAAACTCTGTCATTAAATCTATGACATTCCTGAACTGAGCAAAGTTATAATAAGCTTTCTGACATAAGGTAACTGCATCCCGTATATCTATATCTGAATTACCCGCTCCAGTAGAATAAGGGGTACTGTAGTAGCTATAAGGAACCAGTCCGTCGTCTATATTCTTAAATCTGTCGGTCCTCTTTACTACAGCAGATTTATTCCTTCTCGTTTGAGTGGTGTCATAAGCAAAACTCTCAAAGGTCATTAGAGGTTCTGTTTCTGAGGATGCCGTCGAAGTTTTCTTAGCGGAAGCCCTAGGTTTTCTTGTTTTTTTAGCCGCTTTTTTTGCGGGCTTTTTAGATTCTTCGCTCATGATCGTAAAAGTATATTCTTTATTACACTTTAATCAAGCATTATAGGGGTAAAAGTTGACGAAGATTCGTTTTTATGAGATTTTATATCGAAAAAACACTTTAAAGCCCAATTTGACAACATTAGAGTCGTATAATTATCTTTTCTTGCTCTACTTGCGCTTGTAGAGCGTTTTAGATGTTGAGGAAGATCAAAGGTTTGAGTTCCTTTTGCAGTACTTTTAACTTCTACGAGAGCACACTGTTTTTTAGTTTGATAAATTAATATATCTTGAGAATCAATTAAGTCGCCCTTAGAATCTTCTCCCGTTAATTTAATGTCAAAAGACTGAGAGGTTTGATTGGTAAATTCAGATTCGTTCGCGGAGCACTTTGACGCAAACCATATTTTCCTGTGGTCTATACATGCTTGCAGATGCTCATTGGCTTTTCTTAACCAATTAGAGGTGAAGGTTTGCTTAAAACATATAGCTCCATCTTGCTTATTTAAAGCTCTTTTAGCTTTGGCGCATTCTGAAATATAATTCTGTCCTTCTGCATCGCTATTAAAATCAAAAAACTTTATGTTTATATTGTTCTTCCTAAAGAAAGAGGATTCATTACAGCTATCTATAAACTGATATCCCGCGTTATCGATACATATCATTTCCACGTCAAAGTTACTATAGATGTAGAACATATACTTTATATGATCCTTTAAATCTCCACCCGCCACAGCGTAAGAATGAACCAAGGTTCCCGTTTTAGTTTCCTCATCCACTTCCAATAAAGACATTGCGAAAAAATCAGAGCTTGGAGAATTAGAAAAGGAAGGGTCAATACCCAATATATATCTACTGTTCTTTTTTCCCTTTATCAAAGTGGTTGGATGCTCTCCGTCGGGTATCGTACAGTTGTGCATTTTTTGTGCGCTAAAATAAGAATCAGAACCATCAGTAAATTGAGCGCAGTACTCTCTTAAAAAAGAAGAATGTGAAGAGCCTCCATCTTGAGCTTCTTCTATTACGGTTCTATCTATCATTTCTTCAGGTAAAGCTTCGTAACCTAATTGAGAGATGAAATATGTAGCGTCCCCCCTCTCTTCTGAATATATTTTTCCAGACCACTCCTTATAAGTTTTATATAAATTCTCAAAAGTATAAGACGCAGAAGACAAAGCGATCATTTTAGAATTGTTTTCGAAAACCATCCTCTCTTCTTCTTTCATAAGCCCTTTATCTATTAGATCATCTTCCATCTCTCTTATTTTTATTCTTTCTTTCATGTCTTGTGGAGCAACCAGAAACGGCATCAACACGGTTTTAATAATCTCTTCTGGAAGTAATAGAAACTCGTCAAGAAGCAGTATGTTAGCGCGAAAACCACGAATCTTTTCTCCACTTAACGGAATCGCAGTGATACTCCCTCCATTTATAAGCCATTCATACTGATCGTTTCTTTTGGAAGGTTTTGTACAAAAAGCTTGTTGTAAGAGCTCCGCACCCCTTGTGTTAACTATCTTTTCTAAGTTATTGAATATAAACCTTGCCGTACGAAACGTGGGTCCTGCGATTAGTATCTTGGTCTCTGGGTTGAAAATACAATGAAGAAAACAAAACACTGAAGCTATAAAAGTTTTACCACAACCACGTCCCCAGACACACATAGAGAAATTTCTCTTCATCATGCCTTTTAAGGTTATCTCCTGAAACGGAGCTAGTCTTATTCCCGAAATCAATTCTGTAGTAAACGAAAGGTTAGAGCTTAGAAACTTAGCTAAAGAAATTTTAGCTTCTTTGTCTGTTAGCTCTCCTTTAAGCTTTAGAAGCTCTTCGTTCATATTGAACGAGTCTCCTTGCCTATATTTTTCTGGAGCATACCACATCTATAGAATTCCTTTATCGTAAGCTAGCTGCAAATCTATATCCTTGTAAACGCATTTAGAAAAGAATATTTTTTCAGTTACCCGAGAAGCCTCTTCTCTATTTTTCACAAATAAGAATTGTATGTGATCGTAGTTTTGAATCATCTTTCTTACTTTATGGAATATAAACTCAGGAGTAACCTTTATCTTTTTGGAGATGTAAGGTAAAAAAGGAAAAGACATAGCGTGAGAAAGAGTATCTTCTACGAGGATAACTAAATTAGCATCATCTTCTTTAGCTCTTTCTATTTCCCTACAAAACCTATCGTGATTTGCCACGCTGATAGTTGATATAAAATCCGCTAAAGACTTCCTTTCTATGTAACAATTGCAAGTTATATCCTTATTGCTCAAAGCGTAGTCTCCATACTTTAGAGTCCTTACTTTTGAAGGAAAATTAAAATCCAATGGCATCTGCTCTCTAGTGTCTATAAAAATCTCCAATTCTTCATTTTCTGAATAACCGTTAGCTACAATTAGTTCATTGATCTTTCTATACTTGTTATTCAGTCCAATGTTCTGACATAGCTCATAGTAGTCTTCAAAAAATTTTTCGTAAAACACTATGGATGGTATAAGTAAGCTTCTAAGCTCCACTTGACATGGAGAAAAGCAAATCTCCTTAGTTTTAATTCTTTCTTCTATAAGCTTTTTGAGATATTTTTTTGCGTCCGATTTATCTTGAGACTCTATCCATTTTCTTTGGTTCGTTCTGTTGTTAAAGTCTTGACTAAAATATTGCTCTTTAGATTTAAACTTTATTATCGAACCATTATAAAGATCATATCGAGGATAATATTTTTGGTAATAAGAAACTACCCTTAAGTCATGAGCTTTAATATGCGCGTGTAGACTCCTTTCGCTATCGAAGACTTTATCGCAAGCTTTACATTCTAACTTCATTCTATTCCAAAACGTCTTCTTCGCTTAATCCTAAAATTTTAGCCTTTAATTCGTCCATGTTCTGCAGGTTGTCGATTTCGCTTTTGACTTTTTGTTTGTTTAGTTCAGCTAGCTTTATCATCTTATGTCTATTCTCTTCTTCTTTCCACATTTCGACTAAGCTAATTATGCTTGCGTTTGCTTTAATTTTGTTTTTTAGTTTATCGCTTCTTTTCTCTTTCAGGTCTCCGAGTAGTTTATGCTGTCGGTTAACTGATTGATTGTATTCGTTTTGAGCGCTGCTGATAGCTTCTACTAAAGACATAGAGATTCTTCTTCCTTCAGTGTCGTCGGCTGCGTCATCCAGTAGCCCCTGCAAGTGCTCTACTCGTCTTTGGATATGGGAAGCTATGACTACTTCTGTAGATAATACTATGTACTGATCCACTTCCTCTTGAGACAAGTCTTCTTTGTCGTGGGTGTACCTTATGAAGCTGCTCTCGAAAAGGTCCCTAGAGGTCTGATTTGAATAAGTGTTAATCTGATAATTAAACCTGTAAGTATTAAGATAGCCTATTAAGCTACTTATTTCTTTTTTCTTCTTGTGGCTTATCTTTTCAGGATTTGTATCATCGGGGGTATATTTTTTTATTTTCGCTAAGGCTTGCGTTTGAGTTTTGGGAGATTTATAATCTGGTAATTCCTGTCTAGTATGATCTTCAAATGGGATTATAGAATTTCCCAAAGAGTCTATATGCTCTTTAATCGCTTTAGCTTCTTGACTTAAATTGTTCAAGGATTCGTCTGCGAATAAGACTCTAGCTATCTCTACGAACGACATCATCGAAGCGTTATTACCGCAGAACTCTTTTTGCTCTTCTGTTAAATTGATTTTTTGTTTTGGCTTGTATTCGTTTGCTGGCCTTGCTCTTAACCCACTTTCTGCAAGGAAGGTTTTAACAAGTTTACCTTCTTTACACCTTCCATCTACTTTCTCCAAGTCAGGAAACGCTATCTTCGTAAGAGTAAGTAGAGATGGGGGGTCGTCGAGTTTACTGTTCCATTCGTTAAGGATCAATTCTTTTTGTTCTTCGGAGAGTTTCATTTTAAAGAATATCTATTTTGTTTTTGTCTAGAGCTCTTTTAGCCTTAGCTATAATGGACTTTTTTACATTTTTAATATGCTTATAACCTGGGGTTCTGTTCGCTTCTGAAGTTGTATAGCCCATTATTTTTGCGACCTCTTCATCTGATTTATTTTCTATGTAAATTAATTGATATATTCTCCACTCTAAAGGTTTTAGCTGCTCCTCCATGGCTTTATGTAGTTTCTTTATATTGGACTCTAAATTCATGCTGTCTTGCAAGTCTCGACTATTTAGCTCGTGTCCATGATGCTCTAGGGAGGATGCTATTTTTAAATTATAAGCATCTTTTTTTGTGGATTCCCATTTGGCAAATATGGGACAAGCATTGCATTGTTTCTCATATATCAAACAAAGATTTTCCCCCTCTGCAGCGTCGCACCTGTAACACGGCCTAGAAACGTTAGCATAATTATTTCTTATCAAGTTTTTGATTTGATTAGCTATTATCGCGTTAAGCCATGG